TGCCGGAGCGTGTACGCCCCAGCACCTTGCCAGCGTCATGGTCGAGCAGGGCGAGAATGTCGCCGCCTAGCGTCGAGCGGAACGCGCCGGGGGCGATCGTCTCGACGAAGCCGCCAAGCCGCGCCTCGCTGCCAAAGGTTGCCGCATAGCCTTCTATGCGGCGTCCCTGGGCGCGAAGCTCGACGAAGCTGCGGTGCTCCATGTTGCCGCCGGCCGTCATTATGACGCCGCCGGCATAGCGTCGATCGAGGTGGTGACGTCCTCGACCGAAACAAAGGCTTTCGGGTGCCGCACGGCGCAATCCACCGTCGCCATCGCGCGAATCTGGACGTTGCCTTTGGTGTAGGCGGTGGTCTCAAACGGGTTCACCAGAATATCCACCTCGGACCAGATACCGATCAGGAGTTCGGTCCAGTCGCCGTAGAGCAGGCCGTGCTCGGTACCAGGCGAGCCGCCCAGGATCTTGGGAACCTGGTTGCTAAAGGTCGTCTGGATGTTGTGAAACACCTTGTCAACGCCGATCGGCAGGCCGTTGAGGTCGAGCGCGAGCGCCGCGATCTTCCGGATTTCCGGGGTTGTCAGGATTGCCCGATTTCCACCGACGTTTTCGGCATCGGCCTTTGCGACCGCCTCGGCCACCGCCTCAAAGATAGAAGCGGGGTTGGTGACAGTCTGAATGCCGCTCGTGGCGATAACGCCCTTGGGTTCATTCGAGCCGCCGCCACGGATTGCCGCGCGGTCGATCGCCAGAGCCAGGTTGCGTGCGAGCATCTGCCGCAGCAGCGTTTCCACGTCTGGCGAGCTTTGCAGCAGCATGTTGCGGCTGTACTCGGAGAGCGCCCCAGCGTGCTTAGGGGTGAGCGTCACCGCGTCAAAGTCGGCGTCGTCGGGGGTGATTGCAGCATTTTCCGCAACCCAGCCAACAGCGGGGCTATCGGTCTCGCGCGGGATCGAGAGGTTGCCGGTAAGGCCGCTCAGTACGCGAGCGCCAAGGCCGCGAACAACAGACGCGGCAGTCAGCGCGGAAATATACTGATCCGGGCGGTGCTCCGTCGCGACCAGCTCGGCGCCATCGCTCGTTGTCAGAACGCGGGTTTCAAAACATTCGGTCGGGATGAAAACACCCTCGGCGGAGCGGCCTGCTCGCTTGGCAAGCTCGGCCTGCATCTCGCGCTCGAAGCCCCAATCGACGCCCAGCCCGGCCGCACCTGCAAGAGCGCGCGAGACGCTAAAGCGCGAACGGATCTCCGCATCGAGCTTCGTATCGCCATTGATAACGCTGCCCCGTTCGGCGCGCTCGGCGGCGTCAATCTTGCGCTGGCGATCCAGCTTGCCGTCGAGATTCCGCAGCTCGGTTTCCGCCGTCTCGAAAGCGGCGTTATCGTCCGCTTCGTCAGCAGCCTTCATGCGGGACAGGATTGCCGCCCGCTGTTCAATCAAGTCAGAAGTTTTCACGTGAAAGTCCTCAATCTGGCGGGGAGCCGAAGCCCCCCGCACGGTGAATGCCGACGTCTCACGACGTGGGCGGTGCAGCCTCCGAAGGTTCGGAGAGAAGTTTGTGCGGCGGCGCTCGATTGAGCCGTTGTCAGAACAGACGCCCGCCCCCGGCATCGAGCTTTCCGTTTTGGGCCGCGCCGCGTCGGCCTTCAATGAACGGGGCGGGCAAACCATCATTCGCCCTCATCGACAAGGAAGGCGATATGTTCGAGAAGCGCGCCGCTCAGGACGCCATCCGAGCGGAAGGCAGCGCCAGAGATACCGGGAATGGAGTCCTTGTAGGCTGGCGATCTAAATTGCACCTCGCGGCCATCGGCGTAGCTGATCGCGGCGAAGTCAAAATTGCGAGCGATCCGAACCTCTTTCACGTTCGTCAGTTCACCGCGCAAAATGAGCTGGAGGGAGACGAGAAAGTCATTGGTCCAGTGTTTCGCCAGCGGAGGTCGCGTTTCGTCGGAAATGAGGTTCATCAACCGCGCCAACGTTTCGTCGGCGCGCGACGCTGTTTCGGAGCCAGCATAGGCCGCGAGGATATATGCGATCTCGTCGATCAAAAGGTCATGTGCATTCAAGCCGCGTCCACCTGTCGAAACCTTAAAGGCGTCACGCAGCTTGCGAATGACAACATCGACGGCGGAAGCGTTCGCGCCGTGCATTGCTAGCGTGCGCTCAAGTGCTTTTGCGTGCATTACCATCTCCAATCTGAGAAACTCCATAACGTCTTAACGGATATTTTACAATAGGAGATTTTACAATAGGACGCCCCCGCCCGCCAAAGCGGGGGCCTGGGTGTCAGAAATAGTCGTCAGGCTCGGTGCCGTCGTGCTCTAAGTCGGGGTCTGCGATCGGGCAGCCGGGAGCCTCGCTAGCGATCGCAATGGCGAGAGGCGAAAGCCCTTCGTCCTCGGCGTCGGTGGCGTCCTCTAGGTCAATATCGCCGTCGGCAAGGTCGAGCAGGCCAATCGCAACCTCAATGAATGCCTCGATTTGGTCGCGGTCGAACGTGGCGAGCACGCGCGAGATTGCAGCCGGGGGTTCCGGCTGGAAGTTCTCCATCCTGCTCATGTCAGCCCTCCAGCCCGGCTATAAACTGCCGCACGCGCAGCGCGGTCGCAGGCCGAAGCGTGCGCCCGTCGAGCATGTCGAATACTAGGCGAGGGTCTCCGAGAGCGCCTCGACCGAAGCTGGAAGGTGCAATGCCGTAGGTCCGGCAAGCTCGTGAAATATCAGCGTAGGTGACGCGGGCGGATTCCGCCCCTATTTGGGTCTTAGCCATAGTAACCTCCGAATCAGGTTGTTGTGGTCAGGCTCGGCATCGCGTTGGCGCGCGGTGTCGGGCCGCTTGAAATAGGACATAACTGGGGGAGAAGGTCAATGCTGAAGGTGAGGTTCGTTGAAGGATCGCCGGAAAACTATAACGTCATCTATGATACTGAATGGCCGGTCGTGCCTCGCGACGGCGAGTTCCTTTCGATCACCGTGGGTACTGGCCAGGTGATGGATTACAAAGTGACGCGAATTTGCCATGTCGCGGCTGGAGACGAAAGTCTCATCGGGACGCTCGCGTGGATCGAACCTGTGGCCTCCAGCTAAACCCACATCAGGCCCTCGCCCTTGTAGGTGACGGGGCCTTCGTCGGTCGCCGCCAGGCCGCAAGCCATGATTGCGGAAACAATGCCGTCGATTCGGTCCAGGCTCTTTGCCTTCGTGGGCTTTCGATTGCCTGCCGGGTCGGTCTCCACGATCACGTTGCCCGCCTGCCAGCGCAGCATCGGATTGCCGTTGTGCTGCATCTGGCGGGCGAGCAGCGCCCGCTCGAACGCGTCCACAGCCGCCGCGTAGCTTTTGAAGCCGGGCACAAACTCTTTCATGGGCAGGTCAATTCCCTCGTCCGCGAGCAGCTTATTCGAAGGCAATCCCCTGCACGTCATACCGGCCGCGGATGTCCGCGAGCTGGAGCGCGATGGCGAGGTCGTCGCGCGCATTGCCGACCGTCACCTCCGCCCAGCCGTCCGCCGCCCAGCGATCGTAGGGCACCCGGTCGCGCTCCACGCGGGCCGCGATCGTGTCTTTCGGAAGCCAGTGCCACGCAAGTAGCTTGCCATGATCCGGGAACCACAGCGCGAGGGCGGTAAGGTCGCGGGTGCTCGACAGGTCTAGCCCGCCATAGCATCGCTCCCCCTCCAGCTCGGTCGCGTCGAAGGGTTCGCCGTTGGCATCCCAGTCCGCTTGCTCGATAAAGCGCCCCTCGGCGGCGATCCGCTGATTGAGGTTCAACAGGCGGAACGCTGGCGCGAATGACGGCGAGCGCATCGCCATTGCCGCCGCGTCGGCAAACTCCTGCTCGTTCAGGAACGCCCCCAGCGCCGGGTTAGCCGCTAGCCAGGCTTCCCGATCGTCGAGCGCGCAATCCTCGGGTGCGGCGTGCAGTTGGACATAGGTGCTCGGTACCGGCTCGGCGTCTAGCATCTCGCTCCAGAAGTGCAGGTCGTCCGCCGCCTGGGTGCTGATCGTGACGCCAAGCGCGTGTTTTCGCTTCGCCATGCCGGTTCGCAGGTTGTCCCACAGCTCGC